CCATCGCCTGCGGAGGGAAGTAGTCATGGCCCTCATCACGTCGGCGGAGTGCACCCTCATCTCCTGCGGCACCTGCGGCGCGCAGATGCTCCTCGAGCACCGCTTCGACCGCGGCGACTTCATCGGCAAGAACGGCACCGTGGACACGCGCGCCGACGCCTTCATCCGGCTGCACCGTGCGAACTGCCCGGACCGCATGCTCGTCTCCCCCGCCACGAAGGAGAACACGCCGTGAACAAGGACGACGTGAAGAAGCCGGACGTGCTGGTGGTGGACGATGCACCCACTACCACCCCCACCGAGCGCGAGTTCACCATGGACGAGGTGCGCGGGCAGATGGCCCGCGCTGTCGCGGTGAACGTCCGCAAGAACATCGCCGCGGTGGAGCGCCAGCCGACCACGAGCAAGATCGACGCGCTGAACAAGGAGAAGACCATCCTCGCCGCGAAGGAGCTCCACGACTCGCTGCTCGTCATGGCGCGGAAGTTCGAGCGGCCCCTCATCCTGCGGCCCGACCGCAGCCTCAAGGTGGTGCGGTAATGCGCGAGCTCATGCGTGGGCTCTTCGCCCTCATCTTCGTCATCGGGGTGCCGTCGCGATGGTCGTCGGCGCCTACCGCCTCCACCCTGGCGCCGGGCTGTTCATGGTCGGCGTCGTGGCTGTCGGGCTCGGCAGGGCCCTCGTCCCCGACTAGGAGATCGACATGACCTCGCTCCTCCTCGCGCTCATCCTCACGCACAGCGTCTACACGCAGGGCACCTGCCCGAACGGACAGGTGGTGAACGGAGTGCCACGCTTCGGCAAGCCCACCTGCGTTTCGAGCGCCACGCCCGCCGCGCACACTCACCCTGGCGGCGACATCACCACCTCCGTCCCCACCGCCACCTCGCTCGCGGCGGACCCCACCGACTGCACCACGCCCAACTTCGCCCGCGGCGTGAACGCGAGCGGCACCGCGGTGTGCGCGCAGCCCGCCTACTCCGAGATCAGCGGCGCGCCCGCCGCCTACAGCCTGCCCGACGCGACCGGGGCGGTGAAGGGCGGCATCTTCCTCGGCGGGGACCTCGCCGGCACGGCGGCCTCGCCGCAGGTGACGGACAACTCACATGCGCACACGGGCTCCACGATCTCGGCGCTCGACGCGGGCGACGTGACTACCGGCTTCTTCGGCGCGACGCGCGGTGGCACCGGGACCGCGACCGCCTCGAATCACTCGGTGCTCATCGGCGACGGGACGGGGTGGGTGAAGATCAACCTCCCGGCGTGCAACACGCAGAGCGACAAGCTCCTCTACGACCAGACCGCGCGCGCGATCACCTGCGGCACGGACAGCACCTCGGAGACGACGCCGCCTGGGTGGACCAACGTCTCGACGTTCTACAACAGTTGGACCGCGTGCCCTGGCACGTACGGTGACGTGGTGCCCCGGTACAAGAAGAACCCCGACGGCGTGGTTTACGTGCAGATGTGCGTGAAGAATGGTGCGGTGAACACCGTGCCGTTCATCCTTCCGGTGGGCTATCGACCGGCGTACCTGATCCACTTCAAGGGCACGAACGGCGTTGCTGACCTGCTCTGGAGCATCGACAGCGCGGGGAACGTCAAGGTGGTCGCGACTGCGGCCGGCGGCGACGGCTACGTGCGCGGGGTCGTCGCGTTCCCCGCCGACAGCCCGCAGCCTCTCGTCGCGACGGCTGACCACTCGGGTGTGAGCGGCTCCTGCCTCTCGTCCAGCGGCTCTTGCTCAGCCACCACGAGCAGCGTGACGTGCTCCGCTACCGGCGGCTCGCCGCCGTACACCTACGCCTGGAGCTACGTGAGCGGCACGACGGCAACGGTCGATGCGGCCACCTCCGCGACCACGACCTTCACGCGCACCGGCACCACCGGGTTCGGCGGCAACACGCTCTCCGGGTACTACAAGTGCACCGTGACCGACTCGGTGGCGGTCACGGACGACACCTCGAACGTGAACGTCCTGACCACGCACACCGAGAGGGATATCTAGCCGTGGACTTCAAGACCGTCGCCACGGTTGAATCTCTCCCCGGCGCCACGCCGGAGCAGGATCTCTGGATCGCCGTCATCAAGCAGGCGATCTACGACTACGCCTTCCCGCGCGCTATCAGCACCGTGAACGAACGCAGGCGGTCCGTTCACAATCAGCGAATGGCGCAGGCGTGGATCTTCCTCTCACCGGACTTCGAGAAGGTGTGCACGCTCGCCGGTATCGAGCCGGATCGCGTGCGCCACATCGCGAAGACCGCCTACACCACGGACCTGCGCCGTCAGGGGAAGAAGGCCGCATGAAGGTCGTGACTTCCTGGCCGGCACTCGTGGAGCCGATCCGCCGTGCAGGGCACGAGCCGGTAATCGTGCCTTCTGAGTGCGAGACGTGTTTCCGTCGCGCGCGCTGTGTAGACCGCGACACGCTGCGCGCCTTCAACGGCGGAGCACCCCACGGGCTGTGCGGCTTCTGGCTGGACGAGAGGAATCCGCCGCATGAGTAACGTCGTCACCTACAACGCGCCGCCCACCATCGGCGCTTTCATGCGCTCCGACAAGTTCCTGCGCGGGCTCATGGGGCCGTTCGGCTCCGGCAAGTCGGTGGGCTGCCTCTTCGAGATGCTGCGCCGCTGCCTCGAGCAGAAGCCGGGCAAGGACGGCATCCGGCGCTCGCGGTGGGCCATCATCCGGAACACCTACCCCGAGCTCCGCGACACCACCCGCGCCACGTTCGAGGACTGGATGCCGGGCGGGAAGGATCCGGCGAACTGGCTCGAGCAGGAGTTCAGCTTCACGCTCCGCTACAAGGACGTGGAGGCGGAGTTCCTCTTCCGCGCCCTCGACCGGCCGGAGCACGTGAAGAAGCTGCTCTCCCTCGAGCTCACCGGCGCCTGGATCAACGAGGCACGCGAGGTGCCGTTCCAGGTCGTGAAGATGCTGTCCGGCCGCGTCGGTCGCTACCCGTCGATGCGCGACGGCGGCCCGACGTGGGACGGCATCATCATGGACACGAACCCGCCTGACGACGATTCGTGGTGGTACAAGCTCTTCGAGGAGGACAAGCCGGCGAACGCCGCGATCTTCAAGCAGCCCGGCGGTCTCGACAAGTTCGCGGAGAACCTCGGCCACTGGGAAGACGCCCGTGGCAACTGCACCGGCCACTACCCGTGGGAGCAGGGCGGCGGCACCTGGGTGCCCCACCTCAAGAAGGGCTACTACGAGAACCTCGTCACCCTGAATGCGAACGACCCGCTCTGGGTGAAGGTCCACGTTCACGCACAGTACGGCCCTACCATGACGGGCCGCCCGGTCTACCCGGAGTTCCGCGACAACATGCACGTGGTGGACCCGAAGCTCATGCCCGCCATCGAGCGCGTCGAGCTCCTCGTGGGCGTGGACTTCGGCCTCACGCCCGCGGCGGTCATCGGGCAGCGCGACCCGCGCGATCAGCAGCTTCAGATCATCGATGAGCTTTGCGCCGAAGACCTCGGCGCCGTGCGCTTCTTCGAGGACTTGGCGCGCTACATCCGGCGCACCTACCCGAACCGCCTCATCCACGGTACCGGCGACCCGGGCGGCGACATTCGCTCGCAGGTGGACGAGCGCACGCCCTACGACATCGCCTCCTCGCAGGGCATCCCGCTCGTGCCCGCGCACACGAACGACTTCGAGCTCCGCCGCGACGCGGTGGGCCGCGCCTGCACGCGCCTCACCATCATGGGCAGGCCCGCGCTCGTCATCTCCTCGAAGTGCAAGGTGCTGCGCAAGGCGATGAACGGCGGCTACGCCTACAAGCGAATCAGCGCGCCGGGTGAGGTCCGCTTCCGCGACGTGCCCGACAAGAACATCTTCTCCCACCCGGCGGAGGCGCTTCAGTACCTCGCCCTCGGTGAAGGGGAGGACTCGACTGCATTGGAATCGGCGCACGGAACCCGTAAGGTCAAGCAGCCGTTCAAAGTCAAGACCGCCGGAGTGCGGAGGAGGGCGTGATGGAAAACAAGGTGATCGTCGCACGCGCAGAAGCTCTGGCGGCGCAGCGCGGGGTGCTCGAGTCGAAGTGGAACGACATCGACCGGCTCATCCTGCCGCTCTCGCAGGGCAACTTCGCGCTGTCGGCCTCGAGCGAGAACGAGAAGAACTGGGACACGAAGGACGTGTGGGACTCGACCGCGCCTATCGGCGCCGAGCGACTCGCCTCCGTCTTCCACTCCGGGCTCCTCTCCGGCCGGTGGTTCGGGCTCTCCTTCCGCGACACGAAGGTGAACCAGGACCCCGCGGCGCGGCAGTGGATCGATGACGTGTCGGACGTGCTGTTCGACGCCATCATGACTTCCAACTTCCTCACCGAGATGGCGACCGGCCTCCTCGACTTCGTGGGCTACGGCAACTTCGCGCTCACGCAGGAGCTCGCCTCCGAGGACGAGAAGGTGTGGAAGGGCTTCGAGTTCACCGCCACCGCGCTGCGTGAGGTGCTCTTCGAGCAGGACTACCGCGGGCGCGTGTACCGCTGGTATCGCCCGGTCTCGTGGACGGCGACGCAGATCGTGTCGAAGTTCCGCGACCCGGAGGACCCCTCGAAGCCGCACAAGTCGATCCCCGAGATCATCCTCCAGCAGGCGGAGAGCGCGCACGACGAGGGGCAGAAGCACGAGATCGTCTTCTGCATCTACCCGCGCCCCGGCGTGGCGCCGATGTCGCTGAAGGAGAAGACACGGACGCCGGAGCGCCGGCCTTTCGGCTACAAGTACGTGCTGAAGCAGGGGCTCGTCACGCTGGGCGACGAGGGCGGCATGTACGACATGACCGCCTACATGGGCCGCTACTCGCGCGCGGCGACCTCGCAGTGGGGCTTCGGGCCGGGCCTGCTCGCCCTGCCCACGGTGAAGCTCCTGAACGCCCTCCAGGAAGACGTGACGCTCGCCGCCGGCAAGGTGGTGGACCCGGCCACCCTCGTCACCGAGCGCGGCCTTCTCGGTGATCTCGACCTCGCGCAGGGCGGCCTCACCGTGGTGCGGTCGATGGACGACATCGCCCCCTACGAGTCGAAGGCGCGCTTCGACGTGAGCGACGCGCTCATCTCGGACCTGCGCATGATGGTGCGCAAGCTCTTCCGCGAGGACGACATCTCGCTCAAGGAGAGCCCGCAGATGACGGCCACGGAGGTCATCCAGCGGGTGACGCTCCTGAACCGGCTCTTCGCTCCGCAGTCGCGGCGCATCCAGAGCGACATCTTCTCGCCCACCATCAACAACTCGTTCGGCATGATGTACCGCGCTGACCAACTGCCCAAGGTGCCGGACAGCGTGATGGAGAAGAACCCGCGCATCCAGATCGACTACTTCGGGCCGATGATGCGCGCGCAGCGGGACGACGAGGTGGTCGCCATCGAGCGCATCTTCGCGAGCGTGGCCGCCAACCTGAAGATGGGCTTCGAGTCGATCAAGGACGACTTCAACCCGGCCGGCGCGCTGCGCGAGATGTCGGAGCGCCTCGCCACACCCGGGGCGCTGTGGTTCACGAAGGAGGAGGCGGCGAAGAACCGGAAGGAGCGCGAGCAGCGCGAGCAGGCGGCGATGATGGCGCAGATCAAGAAGACCGACGCGGAAGGCGAGCGCGCGGCGGCCGGCGCGGAGCAGATGCGCGGAGGGATGATGTAAATGGCACGGGACAAGTTCGGCTTTCTCACGGACCGGAAGTTCGACTCGCAGGGGCGCCCGCTCAAGCTCATGAGCCAGCCCTCGAGCGACGCCTACCGGAACAACTTCGACCGCGTCTTCAAGAAGCGGAAGACGAAGAGGGAGGACAAGCGGAATGGCTGACGCGAAGAAGGTGGAGCAGGTAGTCGAGGTGCTGAAGGTCAAGGCTGCCGTGGCAAAGCGGGTGTTCGCCACGCCGGACGGGCAGGAGCTCCTCGAGATCCTTCGCCGCGAGTTCTTCAGAAACATGAAGGGCAAGGACGAGCACGAGACGGTCTTCAAGGCCGGGCAGGCGGACGTGGTGGCGTATCTCATGCAGCTTCAGAACCTCGACTCCGAGGGGAGGTAGCACATGCGGCTGAAGTGGCTCATGGACAAGGAAGGCGGCGGCGCAGGTGGTGGAACGGGCGGTGACGACTGGCGGACGGTGCTGCCGGAAGACCTGCGCGCCGATCCCACCGTCACGTCGTACAAGACGCTCGCGGACTTCGTGAAGGGCGCCATCGAGACGAAGAGCTTCGTCGGCAAGTCGATCCGGCCGCCCGGCCCCGACGCCTCGGCGGACGCGAAGAAGGAGTTCGTCACGAAGCTCCTCGCCATCGACCCCGCGCTCATCTACGCGCCGGACGGCGACCCCGAGGCGGCGGACCGCCTCTGGAAGAAGCTCGGCAAGCCGGGGAAGCCCGAGGAGTACGAGGTGCCGAAGGAGGCGGAGGAGGCGGGCCTCAACGCGGCCGATCTCCGCGCCCTCGCGGTGACGGGCGGCCTCACGCGCGGCCAGTTCAAGGGCCTCGTGGACGTGATGGTCAAGGGCAACCTCGAGACGCGCCGCGTGGCGGCACTCGAGCGGCTCGCCCTCGACCAGGAGTGGGGCGAGGCGAAGGAGGAGCGGCTCCTCGGCGCCAAGGCGGCGGCGATGAAGATGGGCCTCACCGAGGCGGAGGCCGCCGCGCTCTCCCCGAAGCAGCTTCGCGCGTTCCACAACGTCGCGAAGGCGGTCGGCGTGAACAAGAACGAGTTCCGCCGCATCAACGAAGAGGGCTCGGGCCACGACGTGCTCGACCGCGACGAGGCCTTCCGGCAGATGGCGGAGATCCGCGAGAACCCGCACTACTTCGACGCCTTCTCGAACCCCGCCGAGCACAAGCGGCTGGTCGCGCAGATGTCGAAGCTCGGCAAGGCGGCCTACGGCGAGTAGTAGTTGACACGCCGATCTGGCTAGCTGTACGCTGCACCTGCATACCGGAAGGGTGGGAGTTCCGAGTACCGGCCCCACCTCTTCCGGTGCCTCCAGGGGAGGGCGCATATCCCCGAGCATGGCGAGCCCCTGTCGGGATTCCTCGCGGCGTCTGGTGAAGCAAAACCACACGCCCGCGAGTGAGCGGGCAGGAGAAAAACGTCATGGCCCAGAACGAGCTCGGCACCCACTTCGTGAAGACGTTCGAGTCGAACGCCATCCACCTCGTGCAGCAGAAGTTCTCGAAGCAGCGCCGCACCGTCACCGAGAAGAACCCCGGCCCGTCCGAGAAGCACAGCTTCCGCGTCGTGGACGCCCGCGGCGCCATGGTGGACCGCGCGAACCTCGGCGCGAACGCCGGGAAGCGCCCCGCCACGAACTACGCGGACACCGTGTTCAACGACCGCATGGCCTTCTCCACGCCGAAGAACACGGCCGACTCGTTCTCGAAGCCCGACATGCGCCGCATGCTCGAGGACCCGCAGAGCGAGATCTACCGGGCGATGCTGCCCCAGGTCGGCCGCACCTACGACGACGTGATCAACACCGCCATCCACGCCGTCGCGGTGGACACGCTGGCGAACAACTACGCCTTCGGCGCGGGCGCCGCGAACCACACGGTCGGCGGCGCGGCCGTCGCGTTCGACCCGTTCAACCACGTCAACACGCTCCTCCGCTACTTCAACGCGGAGGAGGTGGACCCCGACGAGGAGAAGTTCATCACGGTCACGCCCTTCGCGGTGGAGAAGATCCTTGCGGAGGCGAAGGCCACGAGCGCCGACTACGTGAACGCGGGCGCGCTGCTCGCCGGCAAGGTCCAGCGGGGCTGGATGGGCTTCACGTGGATCATGACCACGCGCTGCACGAGCCCCGCCGGCCTCGAGCGGTACTACGCCGCGTACACCCGCGACGCGGTGGGCCTGCTCATCCTCGGGGACGTGGCGCTCGACTACGGCAAGGACGCCTCGAAGCAGTTCGACACCACGATCCAGCTCGACATCGACATCGGCGCGGTCCGCATCCAGGACAAGAAGTGCAAGCGCATCCACGTCCTCGAGACGGCGTAGTCGTCGGTGGTGGGGGCGGAGTAGCAGGCTAGCGCCCCGGGCGGCTCACGCTGCCCGGGGCGTTTTCACAGAGAGGAGACACGGAGATGGCGAAGAACGACTTCATGAACCCGAGCGAGGTGCAGGCTCTTGTCAGCACGCTCGCGAAGACGGGAAGCTGGGACGAGGCGAAGGCCGCGTGCCCGAAGGTCAGCGACGCGACGCTCGAGAAGGGCTTCAAGAAGTACGCCTTCGAGAACGCCGGCCTGGACCTCGCGAAGTACGAGGCCGCGGAGAAGGCCGCGAAGCTCGAGGCGGAGAAGGCCGCGAAGGCGGTGAAGGCCGGCGGGAAGCCGCTCGACCCCGACCCGCTGTAGTTCACACGCAGTGACGGTGGCAGGGAGCCACCCTTCAAGGAGGTACGGTCATGAAGAAGCTGCTGCCTGCCATCGTCGCTGCGCTGCTCCTGCCGTTGCTCGCCATCGCCGCGACCGACTACTTCACCATCTCCAACGGTGGGCGCGTGCCGGCCACGTCGCGCTTCGCGTGCGGCGTGGCGGGGCAGGCGGCCTCGCTCCTCGAGTGCGTCCCCGCCTCGCCGGGCACCGCCTACTACATCACCGACATCGTGGTGCAGACCACCACCGCCACCTCCGGCGACTTCGCCATCCAGAGCGGCACGGGCGTGAACTGCGCCACCGGCACCGCGGTGGTGTGGCCGCCCGCGCCGGGGACGCTCGCGTCGCGCTACAAGGCACCCATCGCCGCCAACCCCGCCACCATCGTCAACTTCACCACTCCGCTCAAGGTGACGGACGACCACGCCATCTGCGTGATCGGCACAGCGGTGAACACCATCAACCTCACGATGACCGGCTACAAGGGGTAGGCTCGTGACCGAGATCGAGATTTGCACGATGGCCCTCGGGTTCGTGAAGACCGAGGGCATCGCCTCGTTCGATGACGACACGGCCGAGTCGCGCGCCTGCAAGGCGTTCTACGGCCCGGCGCGCGACAAGGTGCTCGAGGCCCGCATCTGGTCGTTCGCGAAGCGGCAGTACGTCCTCGCGAACCCCCTCGCCGCCCCGCCGCTGTTCTACTTCACGACGCAGTGGGACCTGCCGGGCGACGTGATCCGGGTCCACCGCGTGAGCAACGACCCCAACGATCCGACCGGGAAGAGCCTCGACTGGGACCTCCAGGGTCGGCGCATCCTCACGGCGGGCGCTGACAAGCTGTACGTCACCGCGGTGCGCCGCGAAGAGGATACGCGCCTCTACTCCCCGAGCTTCTGCACCGCGCTCGCGCTCCACCTCGCCTACTACCTCGCCGTCCCGCTGGTGGAGAACCGTCAGTTGAAGGCGGACCTCTGGGACGAGTACCAGAAGGAGATCAAGGACGCGAGCGGCGCGGACGGCGCGCAGGGTCGCTCGGAGCAGGTGCGCACGACGCGCTACCGGGACGTGAGGTAGGCGATGCCCAACTTCGCGCCCATCCAGCCCTCCTTCGCGGGCGGTGAGACCTCGCCGGAGTTCGCCGGTCGGGTGGACTCCGACCTCTACCGCACCGCGCTCGCCTACTGCCGCAACTGGATGGTGATGCCGCAGGGGCCGCTCGTCCGGCGCGCCGGCACGGAGTACGTGCGCAAGCTGG